TACACAAAAATTTTATAAAGAAAAGATTATGAAAAAACGAGCCATATTTACATACTGCAATCATCAAATCGAAGATAAGATTCCGTATTTGCAAAAGCAGGTCATTGCTAAGTTTAATAAGAATAAATTGTGTAAATTTGAGTACTTGCATTACAAAAAACCAGATGGTGAAATGACACCAGATGAAGTTATTGAATATGGGCTCAATAAATTATTTTATGAAGATCATTATGAAACTATATTAATGCTTGATATAGATTGTATTCCTCTAAGTGAACAAGCACTGGAATATATTTTTGATCGTGCTGAACAAGGAGTACTAATAGGTAACGTACAACGTAGTAATCATTTAAACAATGATAAACACATTTATCCTGCACCAAGCTGTATATGTTTGACTAAAGAAATGTATGAAAAGTTAGGCAAACCTAGTTGGAAACCTAATATTAGAAGTGATATAGGAGAGGAGTTAGCATATAGTGCTGAGGATAAAGGAATAGAAATAGAAATGTTTATGCCTAAAGGATACGAAGAATTGCCACATTGGAATACAGGTGAACGCAAGCCATGGGACTTACGTGACGGAGATCCTCAGTTCGGCATTGGAACCACATTTGTTAATAAGAACGGTGATGAAATGTTCTACCATTTATTTCAAAGTAGGTTAAATGTGTTTAACAATCTGTTTATTCTTAAGTGTGCAAAGATAATGCTATGAAAAGTACAAGAGAAATATTTTATAAGTTAAAATTATTAAGCAAAAAGTGGGAACACTATTTTGATGTGTACGATAAGATATTACTACCGTATATTGGCAAACGTCCTAAATTATTAGAGATAGGAGTAGCACACGGTGGCTCAATTGAGATGTGGTTAAAATATTTCGAAAATGATGTTGTAATCTATGCAGTAGACGCTAATAAGGACTTTCTAGGATACAAGTTTGATAACGCCGAAGTTCATTATAGCTGTGTGCATCAAGGGCAAAGTGATAACTGGGAAGCATTTTTGCGTGACAAGAATGGTTTTGATATAATAATTGACGATGGCAGTCATGATAGCTCTGATCAAATATTCACACTACATACTCTTTTTCCACATTTAAATGACGGTGGTATATATGTGATCGAAGATACTCATACAAGTTATTGGACAGAGTGGGGAGGTGGATTACACAAACAGGGAACACTTATAGAGTATATGAAAAATATTCCTGATATTTTACATGTGCCTTGGATAAATCACAAAGCTCCTGCTGTAGCTACAGAAATTTATAAGAATATAAAATCAATTGCATTTTATGATAGCATGGTAGTAATCGAAAAAGGACCTACGGCACCTAAAGTAGAAGCAGTTAGTTCCAAATACAAAAATCCAAATTTTGAATGGAATTAACATGTCAGACAAAAAAGTAGATTTATTGATAGTATTACAAACCCATAGCATCACTAATAATCAAAAACATATTACAAGATATATGTCCAATGATAAAGGAGAAATATCTTATCGCTGTGTTAAATCCTTAATAAACAGTATAAATTATTTGTTAGCAGAAAAACCAACTCAAATTAAAGTAAGACTAAAGATTTTTGACGACCACAGTGACGAAAAATTTCTAAATAGATTGAATAAACTTTTATTGACATGTAACGCTTCTTACGATTTAGAACATCTGAATACTACTGGTATTATGCCCTCTATTAAAGCTTGTTATGAATATGGACGTGACAATGGTGAACAGTTAATTTATTTTGCTCAAGATGATTATCTGTATTTAGAAACCTGCTTATTTGAAATGGTAGATGCTTATTTTTTATTTTCTGAAAAAACAAAACAAAAAGTATGTATATATCCATTTGATGATCCATATAGATATGCTATCCCACCTGAAAGACAGCCACTTACCTCAGTACACTTAGGTGCAAAAAGACATTGGAAAGTAAGTTTTGGAACAGCAAGTTGTTTTTTAGTAGATTATAACACATTGCAAGAAAATTACGATTTGTTTGATGCAATGGCCAATCATCCTATAAATGAATATATGGAAGATGCTACACTTAATAGGCTTTTTAGAGAACGTAATCATTTATTGTTTACACCTATACCTAGTTGCGCATTACATGCACAAGCAGATACCGAAAAGGATCTTTACATAGACTGGAAACCCCTATGGGATAAGTTCGCAGATGATGAAATTGATTACAGTCATTTGTTTAAGACAGATAAAAAAATTGTTTTAAATGTTGGTGCAGGCAAAGTAAAATTAAGTAATCAAATTCTACTATTTGAAGATTACAAAGAATTAAGACTTGATGTTGCTGAATGTAATCCTGATATAGAAGGAAATATAATTGATTTGAAAAATGTACCAAATGAATCAGTTGACGCAATTTATGCAAGCCATGTTTTAGAACATGTACATTTTCATGAAGTACCAATAGCACTTAAATCTTTTATGAGAGTATTAAAAGAAGGTGGATTCGCACTTATTCGTGTCCCTGATCTAGCAGATATTGCATCAATGATCAAAGACAATCTTTTGGATACATATTATGAAAGTGGAGTTGGTCCTGTAACTCCGTTAGATGTTATATACGGTCACAGTGGTATGGTGGCTCAAGGTGGAAGCTATATGGCACATAAAACTGGCTTTACTTTAAAGTCAATGTCAATGATTTTAAATGAACTACAACTTCCTAGTATATTAGCAGAAATTAACGGAGAAATAGTTACTGTTATTTCTAAAAATGGTGATCCTCAAGAAGTTGTAAAAGACCCTAAATTTAAATTAGTATGAAAATATTATTAACTGGATATAAAGGCTTTATTGGTAGCAACATGTATAATGCTATCAAAGATAGACATGAGGTTGTTGGTTATGATTGGGGCGACCCATATGTAGACATTAAAGAATTCGACTGGGTAATGCATATGGGTGCAATAAGCTCAACTACGGAAACTGATGTAGAAAAAATAATGCATCAAAATTTTGACTTTAGTGTTGCCCTTTATAATGAGTGTTGCGAAAATAATGTCAATTTTCAGTTCAGTAGCAGTGCTAGTATTTATGGACTTAAAAAAGAATTTACAGAAAATAGCCCTGTAGATCCTAGAACTCCTTATGCTTGGAGCAAATACATGTTTGAGCGTTATGTAAATCTTCATAGACCTCAAAACTCTTTAGTGCAGATTTTTAGATATTTTAATGTATATGGACCAAATGAGGATCACAAAGGTTTACAAGCTAGTCCATTTCATCAGTTTCATAAGCAATTTGAAGAAAAAGGTCAGGTAACATTATTTGAAAACAGCGACAAGTATCAACGTGATTTTATACATGTGGATGATGTTATAGACCTACAGTACAGATTCCTGTCTGTTCCTGAATCGGGAGTTTTTAATGTAGGTTTAGGAAAAACGCTAAGTTTCTATGATGTAGCATGTCTGTTCACAAATGACATTAAAACAGTATCTATGCCCGAACATCTAAAGCACAGTTATCAGGAATATACTTGTGCAGATATGACACACACCCTAAATACACTTTTTAAGTACTTTCCCCCAGACAAAATCTAGTGTTTTGGGTCCTTAGCTTTCCGTTTGTCATAAATATAAGATAAGCGAAAAATAAGGACTAGAACAATGGCATTAACCAGAATCCCTGCTACGGGCGTAAACTCATTACAAAGCTTTACGTTTGCGAACGTAACATCTAATGCGAACCTTAATACAAGTAATTTAAGTGCTAACGGAACAGTAAATTTTACAGGACCAAATGTAACATTGGGGTCTGTTAGCAACCTGCATATTTCAGGTGGAACTAGTGGATACGTATTAAGTACTGATGGATCTGGTACTTTAAGCTGGGTAGCTCAAACAGGGGGAGGCGGTTCTTATTCTAATTCAAATGTAGCAAGTTACCTACCTACCTATACTGGTAATATTACTGCCGGTAATATAGATGTTACTGGAAATATAAGTGCAAGTTATGTTTTAGGAAATGGTAGTCAGTTAACTGGATTGCCAGCAAGTTATTCTAACACAAATGTTGCATCGTATCTACCAACCTATACAGGCAATTATGCTGGTAATAATATAAATTTAACAGGTAATTCTACAGCATCTTACTTTATTGGGAATGGCAGTCAATTAACAGGAATTACAGGAACATATTCAAATGCTAACGTAGCGAATTATTTGCCTACTTATACAGGTAATTTAACAGCAGGTAATGTTACAGTTAACACAGATTTAGGAGTAACTGGAAACACAGTAATCACTGGTAATCTTACAGTTCAAGGAAACACTACTTATATTAATGTAGACACGTTTAGAGTTGAAGATCCTATAATTGAATTAGGTGGAGGAGTCAATGGAGCACCACTGTCAAGTAACGATGGGAAAGATAGAGGCAGCTTACTTCACTACTATACATCTGCTCCAGTAGATGCATTTATGGGTTGGGATATATCAAACTCTGAATTTGCATTTGGAAGCAATGTAAGTGTAACAAACGATGTTGTAACTTATAATAGTTTTGGTAATGTAAGAGCTAATTATTTTATAGGTAACGGAAGCCAGTTAACTGGTGTTATCTCAACAACAGCACAAACCGTAACGACTAATGCTCAACCTAATATCACAAGTGTAGGTACATTAAGCAGTTTAAATGTAACTGGTAATGTAACTGCAAGTTATTTCATAGGTAATGGTAGTGCGTTAACTGGAATTACTTCAAGTCAAATAGGTGATGCATATTCTAATACTAATGTAGCTGCTTACTTACCAACATATACAGGTAATATTAAAGCAGGCAATGCAAACATACTTACAGATTTAGTAGTAAGTGGAAACATTACTGCAAATACTAATTTAATTTTTTCCAACAGCACTGCTAATTTTACAGTAGGTAATTTAATTGCTAGCGGTAACTTAACAACAGGTGGAACAGCAAACTTACAAGTAGGTAATTTATTTACAGGTTCGGGTTCAGGTGGAACTATCGCAGGAGCTAATTTAGTTAGTGCAAATTATTTTACAGGAACACTAACCACAGCAGCACAACCAAATGTTACGAGTTTAGGTACATTAAGTACACTGAACGTTACAGGTAATGTTACTGCAAATTATTACATAGGTAATGGTTCAGCACTGACAGGTATATCAAGTAGTCAAATTAGTGGAGCATATAGTAACACTAATGTTGCAGCCTATTTACCAACCTATACCGGTAATCTACTTTCAGGAAACGCAAACTTAGGTAATTTAGCACAGGCAAACTTCATTCAAGGTACGTTGACCACTGGCGCACAGCCTAATATTACAAGTGTTGGTAGCCTAAGTGGGTTAACAGTAACAGGTTTAATTACTGCTACTGGAACTGGAATTAAATTAAGTAACATTCAGGATAGTGGTGGTACAGTTGCGTTAAGTGTTTCAAGTGGTAATTTAACTGTTCACAATAATATCATTGCAGGCAATAGTGGCGCAGGTAATGTTACAGCCAGTTATTTCATTGGTAATGGTAGTCAGTTAACAGGTATTAGTGCAGGTGGAGCATCAATAAGCAATGGCACAAGTAATGTTAATATCCCAGCTAGTGGTGGTAATGTAACAGTAGGCATAGGTGGAACTGCAAACGTTGTTGTAATTAGCACTAGTGGTATAACATTAGCCGCAAATGATAACGTGACTATGAGTGGCACATTATCACAACTTACAGGTGCAAATCTACTTAGTGCAACGTATTTAACAGGTACATTAACAACTGGGGCACAACCTAACATAACAAGTGTTGGTACAATGCAATCAGTTACAATGGCTGCTGGCACATCAATAAGTGGAGGTAACTTATTAAGTGCCAATTTTGTTACAGGTACACTTACTACATTAGCTCAGCCTAATATTACAAGTGTTGGTACACTCGCAAGTTTAAATGTTACCGGTAATGTAAGTTCAGCCGCAAATGTAACCGCTCAGTTTTTCATTGGTAATGGTAGTCAGTTAACAGGTATTAGTGCAGGTGGAGCATCAATAAGCAATGGCACAAGTAATGTTAATATACCAAGTAGTGGTGGTAATGTTACGGTTAGTGTAGGCGGTACCGCAAACGTTGCAGTATTCTCTACAGATGCAATTACTTTAGCAGCAAATGCCGACATTACAATGAGTGGTGCTGGCTCACAATTAACAGGTGCTAATCTTGTCAGTGCAACAAATTTAACCGGTACATTAACAACTGCTGCTCAAACAAATATTACAAGTGTTGGTACACTAACTGCATTGACGGTAACCGGTAATACTACCAGTGGTAATTATCATACTGCTGGATCAATTACAGCAAGCACGTTAATTAGTAATGTTGCGACAGGCACTGCTCCATTAACAGTAACTAGCACTACACGTGTTAACAATTTAAATGTAAATTATGCAAATGTAAGTGATTTTAATGTTGTAACAGCTCAAACAACAGGTACTTTTTATCCTGCGTTTATTAATGGATCAACTACAGGTAATTATGCGTTAGGTGCTAATGGATCATTATCTTTTGCTGCTGCTACCGGTACTTTGACTTCAACATTGTTTACAGGTACATTAACAACAGGTGCTCAACCAAACATCACTTCTTTAGGTACATTAACAACTTTAACTGCATCAGGCAATATAAGCACAGCAGCAAATGTTACAGCAAACTACTTTATAGGTAACGGTAGCCAACTTACAGGTATATCAGTAACAAGTGCTCAAATTTCAAATGGTACAAGTAACGTAAGTATACCAGCAAGTGGTGGTAACGTACTAATTAGTGTAGGTGGTACTGCAAATATTGTAACAGTAAGTACAGCAGGTATTACTTTAGCAGCAAATGACAATGTATCTTTAAGTGGTAGTTTAAGTCAAGTTTCAGGTGCAAATCTAGTTAGTGCAACATATTTAACAGGTACACTAACAACAGGAGCACAACCTAATATAACAAGTGTTGGTACTATGCAGTCAATTACAATGGCTGCTGCTACATCAATTAGTGGTGGTAATTTATTAAGTGCAAACTTTGTAACTGGAACTCTAACAACGGCAGCACAGCCTAATATAACAAGTGTTGGTACGTTGACAGCGTTGACAGTAACAGGAAACACAACAAGTGGTAATTATCATAGTGCTGGATCAATCACTGCAAGCACATTAATTAGTAATGTTGCTACTGGTACAGCACCCCTTACAATTACAAGTACAACACGTGTTAACAACTTAAATGTAAACTATGCAAATGTAAGTGATTTTAACGTTGTAACAGCACAGACTGCTGGTACATGGTACCCTACTTTAATTAATGGTGCAACTACAGCAAACTATGCATTGGGTGCTAACAATGCTTTATTATTCTATCCAGCAAATGGTAGATTATCTGCTACTGGATTTATAGGTGATGGAAGTGCTTTAACTAGTGTTGCTGCTAGTAGCTTTGCTAATGGTACAAGTAATTTATCTATACCCGTGTCAAGTGGTAATGTAAATATTAGTGCAGGCGGCACAGCTAATGTATTGTCTGTGGGTAGTACAGGGGTATTAGTCACAGGAGATTTGAACTCAACAGGTTGGTTAATACTAGAATCATCTACTGAAGTTGTTGGAGAACCCGGTGCTGCTAGCGGCACACAATCTTATGATGTAAGAAATGGACTTACGTTCTATCATAGTAGTGCAACAGCAAACTGGACTGCTAACTTTACAAATGTACCTACGACTAATAGTAGGTCAATACAAGTAACATTAATCGTTAATCAAGGTGCAACAGGTTATTATCCTAATGTTTTACAAGTTGATGGTGTTTCTCAAACAATCAATTGGCAAAACAACACGACTCCGGTACCCTCGTCGAATAATTATGAAATTTATTGCTTTACGTTGTTAAGATCAGCGGGTGCATGGATAGTTTTAGGCACTTATTCTTATTTCTAAAGGTATATAATGGCAAATTTGTGGGGAACAGTTAGTAATTATTTCAATCGTTTTGGATATAAATGGACTCGTCCTATTACGCCTAGTTTGAATTTATTAGGGTTAGGCACTAGTGGGCAATTTGGAAATAATACTGCTATATCAAGATCAAGTCCAACAATAGTAACTACTGTATGGTCTAAAGTTGAATTTGGATCTAGTTTTGCACTTGCTGTTAAAGCAGACGGTACACTTTGGGCTTGGGGAGGCAATGCTAGTGGTAATTTAGGTGATAATACTACTATTAGTAAATCAAGTCCAGTACAAGTAGGAACTGCAACAAATTGGTCTGATGTAGGTTGTGGATCACAATTTGTAATAGCATTAAATACTGCTGGACAACTTTATGCATGGGGAGCAGCCGGTAGCGGACAATTAGGAAACTCAAGTACAGTAGTAAGATCAAGCCCTATACAAATTGCAGGTTCATGGAGTAAAATTTCTGCTGGTGGTGCATATGTACTTGCAGCAAATTCAACTGGAACTTTTTATTCTTGGGGAACTAATTCAACGGGACAATTGGGACTAAACGATACTGTAAATCGTAGTAGTCCAGTAGCAGTTCTATTAGCTAAAACTGCAGGGGAAGTGTCAGCAGGTATAGGTACAGGTTATTGGTTAGCAAGTGATAATACATTATGGGCTTCAGGTACAAATTCAGGTGCTTATGGAAATAATCTTTCTGTAAACCGTAGTAGTCCAGTACAAGCCGGCTTAAGTAGAAGTTGGTCTGTAATTTCAGGAGGAAAAGCATCAAACACTGCACTAGCTATAGATATGGATGGAGCACTATGGGGTTGGGGTCCAAACAGTAACTATCAAGTAGCTCCTCTTGGTAGTACAGTGACACGTTCTAGTCCGGTTTTCGTAACACAAAATATAGCAAATAATGTGTTGATTGGGCCTGGTATAAAAGGTTTTAAAATTATGCCGGGCTGGAAACAAATAGAGATTGGTTATGGTCACGGTGCAGGTATAAAAACAGATGGTACATTATACACATGGGGACTCAACAATGCAGGTCAATGTGGGCAAAATGCTGGTACTTCAGTAGTATTCTCTAGTCCAACTCAAATTGGTACAGGTAGTTGGACAATGGTTGCCGTAGGCGTAAGTAATACATATGCAATTGACTCTGCTGGTAAATTGTTTACTTGGGGTCTCAATACTACTGGAAGATTAGGAACAGGTGACACTGTAAACAGGTCTAGTCCGGTACAAATCGCTGTAGGTACAAGTTTTGTATTTGTATGTCCAACAAAAGCTATTTCTAATCTCGGTGAATTATATAGTTGGGGTGATGCAATTCAAGTAGGGGACAATACTGCATCCGGTAGAACTATACCAACTAAAATAGGAAATAGCAGTTGGATTATGGTTACTGCATTACCTGGTTGGAATGTAGCATGTGCTGCTATAGATGCTGCTAATAGATTATTTACATGGGGTACATCAACCTTCTATCAAACAGGTTTAGGTACTACCATTGCTAGATCAAGTCCTACGCAAGTTACTGGATCGTGGTTGCATGTTGATGCAACTACTACATTAGAAGGCACGGCAGTTGGTTATACTATGAGTGCTGTCAAAACTGACGGCACATTATGGAGCTGGGGTTATAATTCAAATGGGCAAACAGGTCGAGGTGGCGGAGCGATTAACTTTTCTCTACCAGTACAAGTGGGATCCGACACTGATTGGTATAGAGTTAAGGGCGGAGACTTGCAATGTTTGTTCTTAAAAACTAATGGTCAATTATGGGGAGCAGGAGCAGCAGATAATAATGTATTTCAGACTAATTATAGAGCGTCATCAGTTAATTTTTCTTCTCCTGTGATCGTATCCTCTAATGTAGACATTACCAAAGAACTAGGAGGTTTTTACAGATCATATGCATACATAGGAAAAAATGATCAGGCTTTTCTATGGGGTAATGCTACAGCATATCAATTAGCAGGTCCATTAAGTTTTGTTCAAGTTCAATCGTGCGGACTTTACTCTGTTGCTAGAACTTTTGATAATCAAGTTTATGTATGGGGACAAAATCTAAATGGAGTAATCGGTGAAGGTGCAGTTGTAGGGACAGATTATAGCTTGTTAAGTAGTTTGGGTTTATATTATGTAGGTGGCGGCTCAGGAATGAATTTTGATTATAGGAATAATTACACCTCAATAGCAAGAGCAGAAGGTAATTCAGGTGCTTTATTGAAATAAATAAAGTTCTATGAAAAAAATATTCGTTAACGGAACTTTTGACATTTTACATGTTGGGCATTTAGCATTGTTAAACTATGCTAAAACATTAGGTGATGAGCTTAGTGTTGCTATGGACAGTGATAAACGTGTCAAAAAATTAAAAGGTAAATCACGACCAATTAACAGTGAAAGAGAACGTGCTGAATTGCTAATTAATTTAAAAGCAGTGGACAAAGTATATATATTTGACACAGACGAAGAACTTATCAAATTAGTTGGTGAACACGATATTATGGTTAAAGGATCTGACTATAAAGATAAACCTATTATAGGTAACGATGTTTGCAAAGAGTTAGTATTTTTTGATATAATAAATGGATACAGCACCACAGACAAAATTCAAGATATTATTAGTAGGTGATAATGGTATCGACCAATACCATTATGGTACAGTCAATAGAATAAATCCAGAAGCTCCGGTTCCTATTTTAGATTTTAGTTATAGCATAACTAAACCAGGTATGGCTGCAAATGTTAAAGAAAATTTAGAAGCATTAGGTTGTAAAGTTAACTTTAAACATGGACTTAAAACATCTATTAAAACTCGTTTAATTGATCTTAAAAGTAAACAACAATTAGTTAGAATTGATCAAGATCAAAGTAATAAACCAGCAAGGATTGATTACAACACTATTAATAAATATGATGCTGTAGTTGTAAGTGATTACAATAAAGGTTCAGTGTCATATGAAACATTACATAACATTTTAAATAATTATACAGGTCCTGTTTTTATTGATACCAAAAAACAAGAACTACATGATTTTGAAAATTGTGTAATTAAAATTAACTCGACAGAGTATAGTAAATTAAAAACACTACCTAAAAAAAATACCGACTTAATAGTTACACAAGGAGATAAGGGGGTTATGTATAATAATGAACTGTTTCCAGCTGTACCTGTTGAAGTTAGTGATGTGTGTGGGGCAGGAGACACATTTCTAGCAGCATTAGTGTATGGGTTTTTGACATACCGAAGTATGCGTTCTGCAATAGAATTTGCCAATAAAGCAAGTGCAATAACTATACAACATGTTGGGGTATATGCTCCAACATTAGAGGAAATTAATAATAATAAAAAATGAATATATTCCAATTAGATTATGATACAAGATTAAAAGAATGGTACAATTTAAAACAAAAACTTATAGATGTAAACATAGAAAATAAAGTTATAATGATTGATAATTGGTGGCAAAAAGCACCATTGGTCAATCATTATTTGCATACCCACGATATCGTAAACTGGCCAGATCCTTGGGAACTTTTGGTAGAAAACGAATATTGTTTAGTTGCAAGGGCTCTGGGAATGTGTTATACTTTATACATGACCGACGTAAAAGATTTCCAATTAGTTGAAGCAACAGATCATTTGGGTAATGATGTAGTATTAGTCCTAGTTGACAGCGCAAAATATATACTTAATTATTGGCCCGACACCGTGTTAAATAATACTTTAAAAGAATTTGACATCAAACGTACCATAGACATTGGTACACTTCTACAAAAACTATAATAGGTATAGAATGAACAACATAACAGTAATTAAGCGTAACGGGGAAGTTGTTCCCCTAGATATTAGCAAAATACAACGACAAGTAGCATATGGATGCCAAGGCATAGATAACGTAAGCCCTAGCATGATTGAAATTAAAGCACAAATAGAATTACACGATGGCATCCATACACAAACTATAGATGAGTTATTGCTTAAAGCAATGGTCAATCTTATAGATGAAACAGAAAATCCAGATATCAATAATATAAATTATCAATACGTAGCAGGCAGACAAAAAGTAAGTATGCTACGCAAAGAAGTATATGGCACATACAACCCACCACCTTTGTATGACATAGTTAAGAAAAACATAGATTTAGGTATGTATACACCTGAATTACTAGAATGGTATACAAAAGAGGAATGGGATATAATTGATTTGTTTATCGACCATAGCAAGGACGAAAATTATACCTACGCGGCTATCGCCCAATTGGCAGAAAAGTACCTAGTTCAGAACCGTGCTACTGGTCAAATTTATGAAACACCGCAAGTAAGATATGCAGTTGCAGCAGCAACAGCATTTCATAACGAGCCGAAGGAGAAAAGATTAAAATATGTTAAAGAATATTATGAATGCGCTAGTGATGGGCATTTCACGTTGGCAACACCTGTCTTGGCAGGCCTTGGCACAACTACAAAGCAATTTAGCAGTTGTGTTCTTATTAGTAGTGATGATACTCTTGATTCAATTTTTGCTGCTGGTGAAATGATGGCAAAGTATGCCAGTAAACGTGCTGGCATAGGTTTAGAGATTGGCCGTATTCGTCCATTAGGTGCACCTATTCGTAATGGTGAAATCAAACACACAGGTATGATACCTTTCTTAAAGAAATGGTTTGGTGACTTGCGTAGTTGCAGTCAAGGTGGTGTAAGGAATGCAAGTTGCACAGTTACATTCCCTGTTTGGCATTATCAATTTGAAGATTTGATTGTATTGAAAAACAATCAAGGCACAGAAGAAACACGTGTACGTCAAATGGATTATAGTGTGGTAATCAATAGAATGTTTTGGAATCGTTTCAAAAACAATGAAAACATTACATTGTTTGATCCACATGAAGTACCTGATTTATACGAAGCGTTCTATAGAGATACAGAAGAATTTGAACGCCTTTACACTCTATACGAAAATAAAAAGAGTCTTAAAAAGAAAGTATTACCTGCCGTAGAAATTATTAAGAATGGTATATTAAAAGAAAGAACAGATACAGGTCGTATCTATATGGTATTCATTGATAACGTTATCAATCAAGGACCATTCGATACAAAACTTGACCCTATCTATCAAAGTAATCTATGTCAAGAAATATTATTACCAACAAGACCTTTTCAACGTATTGAAGATACAAATGGTCGAATAGCATTATGTACATTAGGTAGTATAAATTGGGGTGCTTTTAAAACACCACAAGAAATGCGTAAAGCTTGTAGAGTATTAGTGCGTAGTTTAAGTAATCTATTAGGTTATCAAGATTTCTTAAGCGTACAAAGTAAACTAGCAAATGAAGATTTTGAACCATTGGGTGTTGGTATAACTAACTTAGCGTATTGGCACGCCAAACGTAATTTAAAATATGGTAACGATGACAGTCTAGAAGAAGTAAAACGTTGGATGGAACATCAAGCATATTATCTAACAGAAATGAGTATTGAGTTAGCACAAGAGCGTGGACCATGCAAATTAAGTCATCAAACATATTATGGTAAAGGTATTTTCCCATGGGAGCGTAGAGCAGAAGGTGTCAATGAATTGACAGATTTTAGCCCTAGTTTGGACTGGGAAATATTGCGTGAAAAACTATTGAAATATGGCATAAGAAATGCTACACTAATGGCAGTTGCACCAGTTGAAAGTTCTAGTGTTGTGCTTAATAGTACTAATGGTATTGAAATGCCAATGGAACTAATTAGTGTTAAAGAAAGTAAAGCTGGTAGTTTCGTGCAAGTTGTTCCAGAATATAAGCGATTAAAAAATCGCTATCAGTTAATGTGGGATCAACGTGATTGTGTGGACTATTTAAAAACAGCAGCAGTACTTGCAGTTTATATTGATCAAAGTCTAAGCACAAATACTTTTTATAATCCTGCATATTTTAATGGTAAAGTACCTGGAACATTGATTGCTAAGAATCTTATGTTAGCATACAAATGGGGTATTAAAACAGTATATTATAGTCTCATTAATAAAGTTGGAGCAAAAGCTGGTTTGAGTGAAGAACAAAATAATGTCGTATACTTTAATGCAGCAAAAGAATCTGACGATGATGAATACTGTGAGGCTTGTACTTTGTAGTTAGGAGAACTATCATGCTTATTGATGACTGGGACCAAGGTATGTCCATAGATGCTAAAATTGAATATTTGCTAAAATACTATGCAATAACTTTACCAGTCAAAATAACAGAACATAATAAAGAAATGATTTTAGAAATGTTGAATAGGCATGATGTGAACAAAGTTTCTGTTGATGACGGCGAAATAAATATAGAGCACTACGGTGACTAACACAGAGAGAATAGAATATGAGTAAAGAACAATACGATTTAACAAAACAAACAAATTATTTAAAAAGAAGAATGTTTTTAGATCCAGAGGGTCCGGTAACAGTACAAAGATTTGAAGAAGTTAAATATCCAAAAGTTGCAAGATATGAGGAAACTGCACGTGGGTTCTTTTGGGTACCAGAAGAAATTAGTTTAACCAAAGATAAAATTGATCATAAAGAATCAAGCGACGCAGTAAAACATATCTTTACTAGCAATTTGTTACGTCAAACAGCATTAGATAGTATTCAAGGTCGTGCACCTAGCCAAGTGTTTAGTCCTGTTATTAGTATTCCTGAATTAGAGGCATTAGTTAATAACTGGAGCTTCTTTGAAACTAATATACATAGTAAAAGTTATAGTCATATTATTCGTAATGTATATGGAGTTCCAAAAGAAGAATTCAATAAAATACATGAAACAAAAGAAATTATAGACATGGCTGCAAATGTAGGTCGTTACTACGAAAAACTACATCAAATGAATTGCTCAAAAGAAGCAGGATTTGATGTAGATGAATCTGAGCACATAAAAGCAATTTGGTTAGCATTAAATGCAAGTTATGCATTAGAAGCACTACGCTTTATGGTATCGTTTGCAACAAGTCTTGCAATGGTTGAAAACAAAATCTTTATTGGCAATGGTAATATTATTAGTCTTATTTTACAAGACGAATTATTACATACTGAGTGGACAGCTTGGTTGATCAATAATGTAGTTAAAGATGATCCTAGATTCGTAAAAGCTAAACAAGAATGCGAACAAGAAGTTTATAATATGTATCTAGAGGTAGTAAATGAAGAAAAAGCATGGGCTGATTATCTATTCAGTAAAGGAGTAGTAATCGGATTAAATGCAGAAATTCTTAAAGATTTTGTCGATTATACAGCATTCAATAGATTGAAAGATATTGGTATTAAGTATCTTGAAAATCATCCAAAAAGTAGTCCTATTCCATGGTTTAATAAACACGTAAACATAAACAAGAAACAAACTGCATTGCAGGAGAATGAATCAACAAACTATGTTATCGGTGTTATGAGTGACGAAATGGATCTAGAGGCTTTACCTGCATTATAATTAAGGAGAAAAAATGAAAGCAGTAGTGTGGAGTAAATATCACTGTCCTTTTTGCGACCAAGCAAAAGCATTATTGGAAGCAAAGGGTATTGAGTACGAAGAAAAGAAAATTGGAGACGGTTTTACTAAAGAAGATTTATTAGAAGCAGTCCCAAATGCAAGAACAGTTCCACAAATCTTTTTAGATGGACAATTGATCGGTGGATTTACAGAATTAAAATCTAAACTTATAGAAAGCAAATAATGAATATTGGTGAAGTATACACATTTAAGTTAAACTCAGGTGAAGAATTAGTAGCTAAAGTCTTGAAAGTAAATGAAAAAGACGTAATAGTATCAAATCCTGTAAGTATAGCCCCAAATCAAAAGGGTATAGGACTTGTTCCTAGTCTATTTACAGTCGATTCTGACACCGAAGTTACGATAAATACTAATAGTGTAAGTATCATAGCACAAACGGAGGAAAGTGTAAAAGCAAAATATATTGAGGCAACAACTGGTATTACAGTACCAGACAAAAAATTAATATTAGGATAATATGCCAAAATTAAGTCGTGTAGGAGATACAAATCAGCCCGGTGGTAAAATAGTAAGAGGAGCCGGAACTGTGTTTGCAAATGGAATAAAAGTAGGACTACATGTTAGTTCTATTACTCCACACGCTCCATGGGGAGATCCGCATCCCCCGCATGCATCAGCAGTCACAACAAATGGTAGTCCAACTGTGTTTGCTGAAGGTTCACCAGTGTTACGTGTAGGATCAGGTAACAGTTGTGGACATAGCATCGTTCAAGGCAGTCCTGATGTATTTGTACCATGAGCTATTCTCCCCTTCAAATAAACACCTTAGGTGCTCTTTTACAACAATCAGGTCTAGAAATTAATGCAGAGGCGTTAGCCTACATGGGTACTAGCACCGCATTAAACAACTATACACCTGGTTCAGTTGTTGGTACAACATGTTTATTCGCACTATCTAATGCAATTCGTTTAGCATATACCATCAGAGGAAATAATCCTACAACTAATGTTAGTCCTATGATTTATGATAATTTAATAAGCATAGGCAGTTCAAACATAGCAGCATTGGGTGATTCTAAACCATCAACGTATGATTTAACTTATGAAAACGAAACTACTAGTTATGGTTGGTTGCGATTACCTGCATTATTAGCATATCAAGAATTTTATGTAAACAACGGTAGTTATGAAGATTTCCTTCATACTTTCAATATATGTGAATCTAAAAAGAATCAGTTAAATTTTACAATTCAATCTCTATATAATAGCGTTAGTTATTTGGATGGAGTGTTTAGTAATATGAACGACTTGATTTCAGCAGATATAACAGGAGTTTCATTAAGTACTTTTTATTGGGGACAAGATTTAATTGCTAGCGGTAGAGCAATTGATTTGTCAAGGATTGATGTATTTGGAAATCCGCAAGCTTTATTACAGAATATATATAAAAATCAAGCATTAACCAAAGCACTTAGTTTAGCTCTTTTAAGTGCAGGTTTCACATCAACAGATATACAACAATTTTGTGCAGGAGTAGAAGCGACCCCCGACCAGCAAAAACTAATTTACGCTAGTTTTACTGTTGTAGTTGGTCAAGATTTAAATGATATTTGTGTGCCCTTAAATTGTCAAACACCAAATTTATCATCACTTGCTGATTTACTTAATCCAAAAAAATTATTTCCAAATAGTTATACATCGTTAACATATCCGTTGTATAATAGTATTCCTTTACCTACTAACAGTAAAACATATTATTTGATTTACACAGGTGGTGAAGTCAATATGAAAAATGATATAACTATTGGTAAACGCTTGTATAATATTATACCTACTGATATAGCATTTGCAGCAGATGCATTTAGTGTTGCTATGATGCAAATAAAAAATATACAGACTACAAGCATAGAGAAATTTAGTCAAGTTGTTAGAAACTTAGAAAACACAAATGGACTTACAGGTGTAAATGGAACAAGCACACCAACAAACAAAACAGCAGCAAATGCAGGAATTGCAGCATTGGCAAAAGGTACAGGACCAGATGGAACATATACATCTTGTAACTTTTTTGGTAGCATGACTAACATATATTACAATTGGAAAGAATTAAAAGATTTAATAAATTTATGTGCTACACCGCAGTTAGCGACAATCTACATAAATATGAACAATTTATTGTCAGGCCCAGGTCCATACAACACTGCATTACAAAATTTAATTGATGATGCTACAGATGAAATAAACAGTATTTACGCAACAAACGCAGCAAACGCTAACAAACTAATAGCATTGTATAATGAATTCGGAACTAAATATAAAGCTGAGGTTCAAGCTAGGGCTTTAGCTTTACCAAATTTAAATCAATTAACCAGTGATAACACAGATGTTATTACTTTTATAGATAATCTAAATGATTATGCGGCTAATACTGAATCTGAGGGTGCTGCGCTGGTACTCAAAGACATAGCCAATCTTGACGTAGAAGGAGGAAATTATTTACTAGCGGCCATGCGTGAGGCGAGAAACGCACAAAGATTGGGACTCGCTGGATTAGGATTAGACAATGACGTTAACGGCACTGATAATTCAAATCTACGATTACCACCCATATCCGGACAGACATTAGCAAATGATCCTATTTCCGGATATGAAAACACAAAAGGTAGTATTGCAAATGTTCCTATCATTACAGGTGCAGCAACTACCCCGGGCAGTCTAGCAGGCTCTCCCGAAACCACGTTAGTACCAGACAATCTCAGTATTTTAGTCCAACCATCGGACGAGTCTGTGCTAACACCAGAAAAAGCAATTGAAACAGTTATATTGTGCAATTGCGATTGCTGGGATCTAATATGATAAGTTATTAATTTAACCGCTGTCATTGTGCCAACTAACAACTAGAGGGTAGTGAACCTCTGGAAGAAAGGAGAACAATTATGCACACAATAGTAAAATTAGGAAAATGGTTATTCATTATTTCCGTTGTAGCAGCAAGCGTGTTTTTATCTACTAATAACACAAAACAACCATTAAAAGCAGAAGTTGAACATATTCAAAAAGTTCAACATAAGATAGCTAAAAAGCTAGATCCAACTCAGATACGTTGTTTAGCAACAAACATATTTTATGAGGCAAAAATGGAACCTATACAGGGCCAGGCTGCTGTTGCTAGAGTCGTAATCAATAGAGTTAAACATGGATTTGGTCCTAACCCTTGCAAGGTAATTTATCAAGTAAATTACTTCCCCAAAGAACGGGACGGAGAAATAGCAAAGGTTAAGGTATGCCAATTTAGTTGGGTTTGCGAAGGACTTAAAAAACCTAATGAAAGTGATCCAAGATTTCGTAAAGCTATGAATATAGCTTATGAAGTTTTAGCTCATGATGCATATAAAGACGTAGTGCCTAAAAATACACTATTCTTTCATGCAACCCATGTACAACCCGACTGGAATTACAAAAAAGTTAAGATAATTGGTAATCATATATTTTACAGCAAATAGTAGAATATATTATAATACATAAATCATAAATAAGCATGACTAGGAGAACTATCATGCTTGAAACATTATTTTGGCTTTTTGTAGGTGCTTTTATAGGCTGGAATTTCCCACAGCCTCAATTTGCAAAAGATATTCAGGCAAAAGTCCTGAATATCTTTAGGAAACAATAATATGGCTTATTCTTTACAGGTATTGGATCATTATGAAAATCCCAGAAACGTGGGCAGTTTTGATCCTAGCGATCAGTCCGTTGGTACTGGTCTTGTTGGTGCACCTGCTTGCGGTGACGTTTTGAAACTTCAAATAAAGGTAGAAAATGAAATTATCACAGATGCAAAATTTAAGACCTATGGGTGTGGCTCGGCGATTGCTAGTTCGTCGCTTGTCACGGAGTGGCTTAAGGGCAAGACAATTCAGGAAGCAAATGAAATTAAGAACACGCAAATTGCAGAGGAATTGGCTTTACCGCCAGTCAAAATACACTGCTCAATATTGGCGGAGGATGCTATCAAATCGGCTATAAACGATTATAAAAATAAAAGGAATCTTTCTTAATGTGGTTATTAGTAATTATACTATTAAGTCATGACGCACCGTATAAATCTAGAGGCACAATATCTATACCATACACAACCCAAGCACAGTGTTTAGAAGAAATGAATAGAATTGTACCAAAGATGGACTTTAGTAAAACAAGAATTACATCAAGTTGCACATTCAGAGGATATTTGGCAAATTAATATGATTACACTTACAGAACTGGCAGCAAGAAAAGTAAAACAACAAATTGAAAGAAGAGGTAAGGGTCAGGGAATTACCATTGGTGTTCGTACTACAGGTTGTTCCGGACTGGCATATAAATTAGAATACGTCGATAACCCACCTGCTACAGAGGATTGGTTCAAATACGACAGCAATGGTGTTTCAGTTTGGGTAAACGGAAAAGATTTGCCCTATATAGACGGTATGACAATGGACTGGAAACGTGAAGGTCTTAACGAAGGATTCGATTTTATAAACAGCAAAGAAAAGGATCGTTGCGGTTGCGGAGAAAGTTTTAGAGTATAGTTAACTAGCATACATAGTAAACTATGAGCAAAATAACTTTAGAAACCCCTGAAATAGAAATTAATAGTCAATTAACTGACATTGAAAACGCTAATAATCTCACTACAGACGAAGATTATAATTTAGATACACATCTAGATAAAATTAAAGACCATATAGGTTTCACACAAACAAAAGTTGGTGAAATGCTAGTATATCGTTTAGACAGTATAGTTAGTCATTGTTTAGCATTATATGGCGAATACACTGATGCTGAAGCTGTCATAATGTCTCATTACCTCACACCTGAATCAATCTATATTGACATTGGAACTAATATAGGTTACCATGCACTAGCAGTTAACAAATATGCAGGTTGTGCAGTACAAGGATTTGAACCACATCCTACTCACTTTGCAATGGCGGCATATAATTGCAGAGACAAACCCATAAGAATTTATAACACTGCTTTAAGTAATTTTAATGGGTCAATTAAGATGACTAAGTTTGATGTAACAACCCAAGGTAATTATGGTGAAGCATGCCTTGATGAAGAAAACGGAATAGATGTTCCTGTAATCACATTAGATGATGTTATTAATGATTTTCCTAGAGTAGATGTAATGAAAGTCGATGTAGAAGGTTTTGAATGTGAAGTGCTTGAAGGTGGTCGAAATACTATTGAAAAATTTAGACCAGTAATATTATTTGAAGCAAACGTAATAGAATTTTGGGAACCATGTTGTGAATTCTTAGAAAATTATCAGTATAAGTTTTATTGGGTTACATGCAAGTCAAAACCAATCGGTCCTACATTCAAAGAATCTGATGAAAATCCATTTGGTGACTACGGAGTTAGTAATATTTTAGCTGTACCTATCGAAAAGCCACAACCTGATGATTTAGTTCCTGTGCAACGAGGACAAAATTTTAATGATTTACTTAATAAGATTAAAAAATATAAATTTATATTCTAATGAACTTTATTGGTAATTACAATAATCAATTTAATATAGAATTGATGCCATTAATTTATAATGTAAGATTTACCGTCGTATCATGCATCGACGGTAATTTTACATACGACTCAAAAGATGACTTTGTTGTACAGTTATTACCTGTAATGGATGATATAAATTATTATAAGGCGGTTGACAAAGCATATTCTAAGATGATTACTAATGGATTATATGATACATTTCAAAGATGTACATCAATTATAATTTCACAACCTGATTATGTGAAATCAACTGTTGTGGCTGATATTATTAATAATTTAGACACTGATGCATTAGTTGACACTATATGGGTATATCCAGACCCAGTTAAAATAGTATGCAGGAATAATGAAATTGAAAAGTTGCCCTACCAAATGAAATTTACACCATAGTCATTGAATTTTTGTTTTATCAAAACATATCTTTTATCATTTAATAATTCTATAAACAAATTTTTATCTTTCCATGTAATTTCAAATTGGTTGTTATCTAGTGGTATAATATCAGTGACATGATTAGGGACGTAATCATTTAATAATTTAAATAATATATCTTTATCTTCCCAAGAGTGATCAAGGTGTAATTTTTCAACTATACTGTTGTCTTGAATTGTAACTTTAAGTATATTTTTAAACATGTTCATTTACTACCAAATGCACTCGGTACACATCATGTGTTGGATTTATAAAAGTGTGTAGTTGTCTTGTGTCTACTTTATAAAAATAACCATCTGATGGAATATGAAAGGTTTTCTTATTATCATAATCTACAAACATACAAGCTGGATCTGTGATTAATGCTAAGTGATATCTAGGTTCTAAATCTCTATGTATTACTAATAATGATTCGGGCTTCATTATCATAATTCTTGCTCTAGAAATTTTAATGGGTAATAGTTTGAGAGTTTCTTCCCAAATAGTATTCTTAAAAATACTATTCATGTATTTAAATTCAGTATATATCAAACGCTGACCTGCATTTTTTACATAGTCATCTACGTTATTGTGGTTGTTTAGGCATATTCTATTTTTATGAATAGGCCATTTATCTTTGTTTTCATTAAAGTCTTTAAGCAGATTTTTGATGTCAACTTTAATATTAATTTTTTCTATATCCATAGATAATCTCATCAAAAATATCTGTTACTAATGCTTTTTTATCTTGTTCTGTAGTATCAAGTTGACCAATTAAAATACAATCACCAACTTTTGCATTTTTAATTTGACACGCTCTTTTATAAACTTCATGGTATTTATTGGTAAAGTAGTCCAAATTATAATTTTTCATAATCTCAATAGCATATCCTAATCCATTTAAGTTATGATATCCATATTCATGATATACTTCATATTCAGGTATAATTGTTTTAGAAAACAGTATACCAACTCTATTGTATGTCAAACCAAATGTTTTGCTGAAACTAAAGGTAAACTTCTCTACATTGCTTAAATCTAAATTGATATTAAATAAATTTGACCCCATAAACACTCCATCTAAAATTACAGGAGTCTTACTTTGTTCAATTATTTTTTCTACACTTTTATCTTTGTTTCCATTTAAGCTGACTGGATAACTTATGACAATTACTTCGTTTTCAATATCTAAATCTAATTCATCATAAGAGTATTCAGTTCTTGAGGGCATGTTATACATTTCAAGTATTTTGCTATACCCATTGTACTCATTAATATGTTTTACTACTGTTCTATTTTCAATTTTAGGTAAATCACTTATGAAATGACTAACACCATTAATTACATAAACATATGGAAAATTGTTTAATCCTTTTAATATAGTGTTAGTACCTGACTGTAACCAATTAGTGCATAAACTACGATACTTATTTACAATATCATAACGCTTGTAATAATCCGAGTATCCTACTCCTTTAGATAGTAAACTTTTTATTTCTGGAAATTGATAAGATATAAGTGGGTTATTTATTGGTAAATAGGTTTGCATATAAATATTTATTATGAATTATTACTTGAACATAAAAGAAGCTCATTTTTTAAATGAAAGTCTTTGTGCATACGGAATGTTGATACAAAATAATCAAGAATTCATAGTGAAACGATCAACAACATGTCAAGTACCATATATGGTTATAACTGAGGGTATAATATTTTCTCCAAAAGATTATCCTAATATTAATAATTCTGTAAACATTGAAGTTTTTAAAAATAATGAAGTTATATTAAAAAAAGTTACAATTGATACAGAACCTATTTTAAAACTTGATGCTACTTTTTTAGATTTATATGAAGATCAAGACAAGGAATTGTTTGATAATATTTTTGCTGAATGGAATAATGAAGATAAAGTTTATCTAAGAAACACAGAAATATTACCAAATGTAAATAAAACAAAATGTATAGTTGGAGTTGCAAGTGGAAATTATCTAAGTCAATTAGCATACAACAATCAAATAACTCATGTGGTTTTTTATGATTATAAAGATAAAGCATTAGACTTCCAAAAAGAATTAATAAGTAGCAATGATCGAAAACAAGTTTATTTTAAGTACTTAGATAAATTAGTAATGGGTCAAGACAGTGCTTCAATTACTGACATAGAAAACGTTGATTTTGAAATGTTGAACAAATGGTATGATTATTTAAGAACAGTAAAAGTAGAATTCATTCAAGTTGATTTAAGATACAAAAACAACATTATAAATTTAATACAGAAAATTCCTAAAGATTCTACACTTTGGGTCAGTAATATATTTACATACATAACAACTACACATACATATGATATAAAAATTTGTGAAATTTTAGAAAAAGAATGTGCAAAAAAGAATATAGAAATACTTCCATATACAAAGGTAAAATATGAAGGCTAGAGTCATTTCAGACGAGAATCATTTAATAGGACAGTTATTTAAAGATTTTTTTACCTGTACCTTTATGAGTAAAAGAACAGGTGTCGATATAACTGACCCTCATGATATAGACAGACTAGTAGAAGATACACATAATTACGATTGGACTATAATAGTAGCAACTGGTATGCCATTTGGATCAGCTAATCTTTTAACTTCATTACAAAAACATTGTTTTGAAAATAAACTAAATCATAAAGTTTTTAATATAGGAAGCTATGTAAATCTAATTTTGTTAAGCTGGCCTGACACTTCATATGATGTTAACAAAGCTGTAACCAAATACTTACACAGAAAAATAACTAATGAGTTTGTGTTCCATAATGGATATCTAGACTCTAGACTTTTGAATCTTAACTACATAGAAAAATTATCAACGCATATCGACCATAATTACCCGCATTTACATACTCTTAAAATAGATGATATTAAAAGAAATTTAGATTATATGTTGAAAAATGATAATATAAAAGAATTATCGTTGCAATATAATCAGCCGGGCAACCATAGAATAAACGATGGTATAGGGCATATTGCGCCTGGGCTATTTTAAGGATATAACATGTTTTGGAAAAATCATAAAAATTCTAAATTATTAGAATGGCAAACTCAAATAGAAAATAAATCTAACAGTTCTACATTTTGTGCTTTGCCATGGATTCATTTTGCAACTAGACCCAATGGTGATATGAGACTTTGTTGTAGTGCAAATGCAAGTGACCCAATTGGAGATCAAACGGTAGGTCTTGTAAAGAATAGTAATGGTATTCCGGCTAACTTTGCAAATCAAACACCATTTAGTGCATGGAATACTGATTTCATGAAAAATGTTAGATTAACTATGCTTAATGGTGAGATACCTTCTAGTTGTTATAGATGCTTCAAAGAAGAAAGCCAAGGATTCAGCAGTAAGCGGGTATGGGAAACTAACTATTGGATATCTCAGGGAATAGACGTAGATGATCTAATTGAAAAAACTAATAATGACGGATCTATTCCTGAAAAGTTTGTTTACCTAGATTTACGTTTGGGAAATACATGCAACTTAAAATGTGTAATGTGTAGCCCACATGACAGCAGTAAATGGACTGTTGACAATCAAAAGATGTATCCTCTTTATAAAGATGAAACACTTAAAAAATATTTGTATTTTGATCCAAAAAGTTTTAATAATCATTGGCATGAGAATCCTGAATTTTGGAAAGAAATTTACGAACAGATTCCTAATATCAAGCAATTATATTTTGCAGGTGGCGAACCATTAGCTATCAAAGAACACAAGTTATTTTTAGAAGAAATAGTTAGGCAAGGATATGCTGATAAAATATTAATAAGATATAACACTAATGGGTTATTAGTAGATGATGATATAATATCACTATGGAATAAGTTTAAAAAAGTAAGAGTGGGATTTAGTCTAGACGGAACAGAAGATAGAAATTGGTACATTCGTTATCCTAGTAACTGGAACACTATAGAAAAAAATCTACAATTATTAGACAATACTAATGACAATATAGAAATATCTTTAGTGCCTGCAATTCAAATTTTAAATATAAAACATTTTCCTGATTTTGTAAAATGGAAAGTAAAAAGTAACTTTAAGAAATTAAATTTAGCCAAACCAGATCCGGGTATGTTTGGTGATAATATAGGTGAGTTTGGAGGAGGATTATTCAACTTTCATATCTTACATATTCCACCATGGTTAGGTCCTAAAGTCTTACCCAAAGAAGATAAACTAGAAGTAGAAGAAAAGTTTAAAGAATTAAAAAGTTGGTTATATGAAAATTATAGACAAGATGACAAGTTTTGGACATTGAATCCTTATGCATGGCCTAGATACGATGCTCTAATAAACTTAATGAACAGTGAAGATCACTCACATCTATTACCTGCATTTAAAGAATATATTCAAAGATTAGATACTCTAAGAAATACTGACGCTAAAGTAATTTTTCCTGAGTTGGCACATTTATTTTAGTTAAAGGTATATCTGCTGCACATGTACAAAAATCTTTTGTACATGTTATAGGTTCAGTGGGTATGTTGAATGTGCCTGTATATATGTTACCCAAACTACCTCCTACTCGGCATGTAGCACGATGCACTTCTCCGTCCCAATTTATCATTAAGCTTTCTAATCCTGCATTACAAGTCCACCCTTTGTATTTGTTCATGTGCTTTTTTATAATATCATTGGCATGCATTTTAATTTCATTGTCAATAAGAGTATTTGGTTCTACTGTAGCATCGTTTGCTAAAATCCAATCTAAATCATTTTGATCATATCGCATATCATCAAATAAGTTGTAATCATCACTTGTCCAACGAATTCTACGAATAGCATATTTTATATTATATAAATCAAATCGTATTACTGCTTTTCTTACTTCGTTCATTTTCTTAGGGTGTGCCATAACGTTAATTATAAAAGGTTTTCTCATTCCTTCTTCAACGTCACTTACGGCATACTGCATAATAGTATCACGTACTCTTTCCCAATCATGTTCAAAATGCAAGCTAAAAACATAATGACTAACTGGCAATTTAAAATAAAAATTTACAGGGCGTGTTCCGTTAGTTGTTACGTTTACCCATTTAATACCTTTTACATTAACACAGTAATCTATCAATTCTTCGAATTTAGGGTGTACTGTCGGCTCTCCGCCAGTAAAACTAAGTCTTGTATTATGTGGTAATTGATCAACTGCATGTTTCAAAATTTCAATATCGGTATGAGGGCTAAAATTATCATGTATTATACTAGGACAATAGCTGCAATCGTAGTTGCATCGTTTGCCTAGATTCCATTCTATTTTTACTTTATCTTGGTGATTGTATGCGCTTGTAACTTTATACATATTCTTTAAATTCTGGTATTACTGTTTCTAAAGAGCCCTGATTTCTTGACCTATCTAATTTTTTATTAAATTCTACAAAATCTCCCCACAATATGCTTTGATCTTTTGCCCAAATATAATTAATATTATCTTGGATTTGTTGCTTGCAAATTCTTAGCATCAATGGATTACCTCTTACGTTATTAAAAGTATGCAATTTAAAACTTACGTCCAACAAACGTTGCACAGCTAAGTCTTTTAATTTTTTTGGTAAAACTTGTGCAGACAAACAATTTGGATAACTTACTCTATGACTGTAAAAATATATATTTAGGTGATTTGTAAAATACTCTATACAATCTGCTATTTGTAATATATTACCTGCTTGTACTGTAAAAGCACCTACTATCCTGCTTATATTAGGTAGTTTTTGCATTTCAAATATGTTACTCTCTACCTCATCAAAATTGCTATTACTTCGAATATAGTTGTACACATCATGTATTCCATCTAAGCTAACATTTACTGCAATACTTCTAAAATGTGGCCAATAATCATGAATAGTTCTACCTTTGCTTATTCCTAAAGTTGTACCATTTGTGGCATATTTTAACTCTATATTTTTTCCGTAAGGCTTTAGCATGTCCAATATTTTGTAATGTTGTGGGTCCATTAATGGTTCACCGCCTGCAAACTCGACACGGTGAAAGTGTGGTATTAATTTTTCAAAACTATTCCACCAGTTCTCTGTATCATCGAATGAACCTATATATTGCCCTGGTTTGTCAACAAACTTTGCTACCGTGGGTACAAGATAGTTTTTTTCTTTTTCATAAAATGGTTTTACTTCATTCCAATCTTGCCAGCTTGTACTATCAAGAGGATTGCACATTCTACATTTTAGATTACATAGATTATTCAACTTGATTTCCATTGTGGGGAATTCAAATGGCATTGTATAATCTTCGCCTAACTTATCTAAAGCTTTAGGATACAGTACTACCCTTGATTCAGGTAAAGTTGGTTTAATATGTCTTTGACGTAAACTTTCGACTCCTTGGTCTTCTAAATCGAAACAAGGTTTACAAACGTCAGGTCTTTCATTATTCAACACTTGTTTTCTAACTGTTAACATATTGTTATTGTTCCAAACAGATTCAAGACTTTCTTCTTGAATCCAACCAATGGGTAAACTTCTGCAACAAATTTTTATAGCTCCATCTTCACGTGTAGCTAATCCAGTAAACGGATGCATACAAAAAGTTTTACTTTGCATTTTCTATTCCCCACTGACGTTCTCTACACCAATAACACTCTCCGCATAAAGGAATATTATCACCCTCATTATAATTTTTATAAGAGATTCCTTGTATTTCTCCTTCGCAGCTTCGAGTCAGTTGCAATAAATCTTTTACGTCAAAATAATTATATAAAGATATTATTGTATCTTTTTCTAAAAATGCAAATGGCTTGCAAACTAATACGTTGTCTCGTTGTAAAATAATTTTGTCTAATTCTAAATTATCAAACGAACGATTTAGCATTCCGCCTTCATCTGATATAGCTTTTGGATTTTTGGTAACACCTACATACCAGCTAGTCAAATTATAATTGTGCGCTATATATTCAGAAAACGCACGTAGCTCAATAATATCACCTGATTGATATTTTCCGTACTCGTCTACAATTATTGCTCCTTTGTCTGCCCATTCGAATTCAGGTGGAACAAAATTTTTATGAATTTGAAATTGAATGTTTGTAAATTTATTTTGTATATATTCTATTACCATTTTAGCATTATAACTTTGCCATGGTTTAGATTTCCAATTTCTTATGCAATTTATAATATGTACTTTTGATTCAAGTTTATATGATTCTATTAGGTAACAAATTGTATATAATAAAATTGCACTATCGGCGCCACCTGATACTGCTACACCAATATTTGTGTTTGATTTATCAAAGGGGAAAGGTATACCATTAATATCTAACAAGATATCGGCATAAGTCGTTTTATATTTGTCTCTAATTTCTTCTATTAAATTATTCATTGCGGTCTGCTTGCTGATAATGTTTTGTTGTTATAAGTGACTTTTAACGTATACTCACTATTTGGAAAATCTACAAATGCATCTGCTAATGAATTAAGAAAAAACGTAGGGCATTTACCTTTGGTAATCAAAGTTTCTTTATGATACACTTCATATTCTACGTATATTATATTGTAGTCCATTTTTCTCTAGACTTATTAATTATTTTTTCTTCATCTAAGTTGGTTAACTTGTTGTAATTAGAAAACTTTATAATATTGCTTAATGTTTCAATCGATATCTGAACGTAATCGTCGTAACTTATTGACCAATTTTTTAAATCAATCCAAAAATGTCCTCGTTCATCGTATCTTCTACGTATAATAGATGCACCTAATGAAGGTAGACTTAAATTATTGTCAATTGTAAATTTTTTAAACTCACTAAGTAATATGGATGCATCATCGATATATTGTGAAACAAATTCATTGTCCACTTTATTCTCAAACAAATATTGATGATAATCTTTACCTTGTTGCTTGTTTGGTCTGTAGTAAATTTTGTAGAACATTTCTGTGTCTTTATGTTCTAATGTTTGAAATTTGATAGGTATATCAAATCTACATAAAGGATTATTGCTTGTTTGTTTGTAGAATAAAATATGAGATTGCCATTCTTGTTCGCTGCCATTTAACGTAAAAGAATGAACTTCACCGTTATTTCCTACATATATGGATCCTTGATCTCTGATAATATAGAATCCATCATCTTCTGTGTACCAAATATAATTACTATCTAATGATCCTAATACAGAGTTATTATGAAAACTATTTCTTTTTTCAATAGACCAATCATCAAACTTTTTAATTAGTTTATCTAGCATTTAGTGTTTCCATGTCTGCGAGTGCCATTCTATAAAGACCATTAACCAGTCTGTAACCAAACCTGTCAGTATATTTATTAGGTTGATGAAATAGAACATAATTTGCGCTGCTAGGAACACAACTAAAAGTACTTTCCAAATATGCTTTTGATTCTAACATTCTAGTTATTACATCTGGCGTCATATCAATTATTTTTGGAACTATATATGATGCTAATGTTGTTGTCACATAACTTGGTCTATGATTTTGTAGCGAAAGGGTAATTTCATTATTAGCCTTACAGAATCCAACACGCAGACCTGCCAGTCCAATGCTTTTACTAAGGCTTTTTAATATTACAACATTGTTTGGTGTTTTGTTTAATAAACTAAAAGCATTATCATACTCAGCATAAACCTCATCTATTATACAATATTTAAAGTTATCTGTAAAGCCTTTTAGATCATACTTTTGACCATCAATATTGTTTGGGCTTGATACATACAAGATACTGTTTTTATCTACGGTTTGACTTAGTTGATTAAATTCAATGGTTTCAAACTCTATATTATTAGCCCTACAAATAATACTTACAAATTCAAATGTTGGAACTACAATATATACTTTATTATAAGATAAAGATTTTAAACATCTTTCTATTAAATCTGATGCTCCCAATCCTATACTAAGATTACAAAGTTCGATACCATAATATTCTGAGATAGATTTATAGACAAGATATTCATTTGGGTAATTATTAATATAACCTACATTTTTCAATAAATCACTTATTTTTGTGTTTAAAATTTTATCATAAGGAACGTTGTGTGATAAGTTTATATCATCATAGTTATGATTTGGTACAGTCCAGTCTTTACGTATAAGATTCATTTTGTATTGATGTTTAATGCACTAAAGCTTTCTAAGTACATTTTTGTTTCTAAGAAAGGTTTATCTAAATCAATAGCAAGAAATACTGAATTAAAGTCTGAACTTGCTCCGTGATTTTGTGTAGTATCTATAATGAAACTGTCAGTAAACTCATGTGACCCGTCGTCTGTGTGGATTACAAATTTAGAATTAGTAATTGGTATTATTAATGCAGAATCTCTACCGTCATCTATGTGTTTCTGAACATTTCCTGTTGGTAGTTTTCCTATGCAAATATTTTTAAAATTAAAATTAGCTATAAAATTATCTACTTCAGGATAGAATTCTAATAGTTCATTATTGCTATAACTTCTATCATGAGAATTGTTTAGTGTATAGTCTAAACAAAACTGTCTTACTTTTTCTGTTAATTTTATATGAATCTTATATAGCATTTCTAAAAGCCGTTACAGAATCTTCGCCTTCTATAGTGCCATCAATGTTGCAAAATTTGCATGGTGTTAAATCGCTTCGTCTACCATACATAAGATGTTTTCTATATTCAGAGTATAACTGATTGTTCCAAATGTTCTCTATACTATTTTGTAAAACGTTTCCTACTTTTCCTTGTCTTCCCCAATCGTTGGAGCAAACGATAACATCACCGTTCCAATCAAAAAACATTTTATAATATGGAAGAAAACAAGGACGGTTTATGTTAATTTCTTTACCTAACATAATATCAGTTCTATTTACAAGTTTTATTTCAAACTTGTCTGAATACGCATGTTTAAAAATTATTTCCATTTTTATGTTAGATGGGATCAATTTAAGTACATCTTGACTGATATCTTTGTCATACATACTTATTACTAATGAATTGCATCCAGCTTCGTATAAAGTTTTAATTTTATTTTTATATAAAAAATCACCATTAGTTATTACTCTGAGGCAGTTTATATTAGGTAGTTTTTTTCTAAAAATAGATATAGATTCAAACAAGTGCTTATACAAGAATGGTTCACCAAATCCAACAAATGATATTAATTCTGAATAATTGATATCGTTTAAGTCATCAGCTATTTTTTTAACAGTGTCTAATGACATATGATTTTTTGAATTACCGTATACTTCAGGATTGCCGCGTGGACAAAAAGAACATGTTCTATTACATATTTCTGTCGTATTAAGTTCTATTTTCTTTAAGGCTTCAATCATACTGTTTGCAGTAATTTACAAATATTTTTTCTTTTTCCCATAAGTCTGAGTAAACAACGTTTGAAAATTGTTTAAAATCGGGTATGCCCAAAGTATAATGAATCAGTTTTGCATCTTCATTAGTGCCATACTCGTCACTTAACCAATTCCATTCTAGTGGTAAATCACCCACCTCATCTTCATTTAACCAAGTAAATCGATGTAGTATTTCCCCAGTAGATTCAGCTATACTTATGGGTGTTAGAAATTTATTTTTTGCATGACTACAATTCCATATCATCACGCTGGACCAATTTTTTTTAGGATAATCGGCATTATGATTATTCAAATATTTAATTTTTGATTTTGTTTTATAGTTATGTTTTACTACCTGTACAGCATAATTATTTGATCTCATATTCCATAGGTTTACTATGTCATCTAATACTAACATATCACCATCTAAAAATATAGCATGTCCAAAATATTTTGTAAGATATGGTACTAAAAATCTCGTATATGTAAATGTATTACTTCCGTCATTGTGTACTTCCTTATAGTTATTAAGAAGATTCAGTGCTAAAGGTATAATAGCAACAGGTTCTGACGTATTTCTAATTATGCTGCTTGAGCAAGTATGAAATGCTACAGACTCATTGGGATCGTATCCAATAAAAATTGGTATCATAATTCGTGGTTTTCTAGGGAAACATTTAAAACGTCATTGTCTGTTATAAATTCTACTCTGTAATGAGTATTTTTTTTCTGTATATGAAATGTATCTGTTACCATTAATAACAATCCCATAGGAATACGATTTGATGCTATGATTTTATCATCTGCATATACGTTATAAGCTACTTCTTTTAAATCTTCATCCATTTTTCTCTCGCTATATGCTCAATATCATCCAAATCAATATTTAGTATCTTACCCGTATTTTTAGAAAAATCTCTTGCCATTGATATGGATGTTGATAAAAATGCATCCCATGATATACACCAATGCTTAAAATCACACCAGTAATCTCCGTACTGATCATACATTAATTTATGAACACATAATGAAATTTCGGGCAATCCTTTTTCAGATATATCACGTAAGTATGGTAGTACGATACAGCCCTTATCTATAAAGTTTAGGAAATAATCTCTATCTATTTTTCTTTCAAGTAAATGGTGAAAAAATGTAATTCCGAATCTATTTGAGGGTCTCTGTATTTCTGTATACAAATATAAGTTGTTTTTTATCTCTACATAATTATGTAGTATTGGAATGTCTATTCTGAACTGTTGCGTACTTGTAGATATATTATAAAGTTCTAAATGTTTATCCCAATCATGATTTGTATAAAAACTCGTAAGTTTATATATTTTGCCTGTGTTTTCAAAAAACATAGATGCATTTTCTTTAGATAAGAATGTGCCATTTGGTTTTGTTTCCCAAATATAAGCATTTGATCTAATGCCCGAAGCGTTATTATGAAACGCCATTGCCTTATCTTCTGTCCAGTCTAAAACAAGTTTTTTTAAAATCTCAATCATAAATTTTTTTCCAAATAGTTTAATAGAAATTGTTTATCATAATCACTTAAATTGGAATTGTTAAAATTGTAAAAGTAATCTTTCTTTTCATTTAGCGTATATTTTTTATAATCAGCGTAAGAACTAACCCAATGTTTAATATCAGTCCATATACCTTTTGAAATGTCATTTGGATCTATCATGTATTTTATTATTAAAGAACCAAAGTTTGGACATCCCTTGTGATATGTGTCATCCAGTTTTTTAATTATTTTAGAATACTCTATTGTTGCATCAAATATTTTTATGAGCCATTCTTTTGTTATTTTATTCTCTATGTGAAGTTGATGCGGATCAATACGTTGAAACATATTTGGTCTTTGAACTACAGTGTACCAAAACTCTTTATTTTCTTTGTAAAATTTTTGCCCATCAATTGGAATCTCAATATCTATGTTTCTTTGTAAAGTTAATTCATATAGTCTTTGATGCATTTCCCAGTCATGAGATTTGTGAGTACATGTAACTTTGTAAATTAAATCATCACTTGAGAAGTACACACAGGTACTATCAGTGTAATATAAATATCCATCATTTATTTTTTCATAAATGGGGAAAGGATCTGTTCTTTTATTATGATGAAATTGTATCCATAAAAAATATCCAAACGAATTATTAGGAAGACCCCATACATCTAATGGTTTAGATACAATGAGATCGTTTGGGTCAGTGTACTCTTTGCTTTCCTTAAACTGTCTAGCAGATTTAAAGGTATAGTTAAACAATTTTTCTTTGAGAAAATCAATCATAAATGTTTCTCAATAAACTCAATAAAATTAGTGTTTGTAACATACAATTTATTTTGTTTGAATAAGTTATAGCAATACAAAACTTTTTCTTTATCGGATTTAACCATATCTTCTAAATGGTTGTTGTCGTATAGCATTTCCAAAGCAGATATATTAATGTTTAATGTTATTCTTATCTCATTATTTGATAAAAAGTCGTGATATGTTACATTTTCTACAGGACAAAAGTATATACCTTTGTTTGGTTCCCAACTCAAAATAGAATGTTCCTTATCCCCCTCACAAAGAATTGTCCCAGTGCTTGAGAGTGGGCTTATATAAACCAAATAACTTAAAGATTTGTAATTTCCGCCGGTATCATCATGTATGCCATATCTTTTATTCTTTGACACACCTATTTTAGGTATTACAAAATAACCATATTTTGAACTTCTATATTCAGAAAAGTTTTTAAATAAATTTGATTTTATAATATAGTCCGAATGTTCTACTATTATATCTAGTGCATTTTTTTCTAAGCCCATCTTGCTTAAATCATGCAAATCAAATACATGGTTACCGTCATCAATTGACGTAAAAATACTTTCTAAACTTAATTTTAATAGGTTAAACGAATTTAAATCTAAGCAGTTTTCCGTTACATAGTGAGGCCAAGGTTTCGATACGAACTGTCCCTTCATAAAATTATTTCCATATTAAAATTTTTCTTATTTTCTGCATAAATTGATAGGAAAAAGGTTTCATCAATTGACCATAAAGTTTGATATGTATTTAGATAGTATATGTTTTCGTTAAGTATAGAAATACCTCTCAATCTATGTAATGATTGTCTAAATTTTTTATCTATTATTTTTGATTTACCTGCATTATCATATTCATTTAAAGAATTGTTAGTTGTTAAAACAAACGGTGCTTTTGGGAAAGTTTTTTGAGCATAAATTATTTGTATAGGAAACATTAAACCGTATTGAATACTTGTTTTTAGTAAATCTTTGCTTGGCTTAAATTTAAATTCCTGATCATATAATGCAACTGATCTAAATCCTATTCTATAATATTTTTGATTTTCATATTCAAAATTGTGTATTCCGCTTACAGATTTAATTTTGTTATTTTGAATAACTGCAAAAAATGCACTGTATTCAAAATGGTCAAACTTCATAGCTTTAAGTGATGAATTATTATTGTATCCTTTAGCAGCACATGCATCCATAAACTCAGGCAATAAAGGATCATCGCTATAAATTTGTTTGAGAATCATTTTTTACCTATTATCATAAATCTTTTATACAACTGTGTCTGTAAAAAATCAGCATAGAATACAGTAGATAACTGACTTTGATTAATAAACTCATCTAAAGATTTTGCTACCCTAACATGTTCATCTATTACATAATCATTGCTTTGTAAAACAATCAAACTATTATTATGTAAGCAAGTTAACCATTCTTCATATTCATCCTGCGTGATATGTTCACAACTTGTGTTTATTGCAATGTCACTGTCACTTCTTAAATTACACATATTTGCTGTAATTGCTCTAAACCTACCACTTTCAAATTCTATACGATTCATTGTATTGGCAGTCTGTTCACAACTAGGGTCAATGTCAATGCTTCGTATTGATTTAATTGGATATGGTGCCTGAAACAACAAACTTGCAAGTGTACCATTCCATCCACCAAAAATATCAATGGTTGCAGGATCACCTACATATCTACCTAATTCTTTTACTAACCATAGCTTACTATGTATTTGCCCTCGCCAAAAACCTTCAAGAGTGCGATTAGGATTCGGACTATTTCTAATAGCATCCATCCAAAACAATATATGTTCAATATCTATTCGCAAAACTGTTCCTTTAATTTATCTATTTTACCACATTGTTTTGTGCATTCTTTTAATGGGTTTGTATCCCATGTCTGTTCAATTTTATCAAAATAATCAGACATAAAAATTTCACTCAATGAGTTTTGATTTAAATTTGGGAAATATCCTATTTTATCCATGTAATCAATTCTATTATCGTGCCTATGCTGTATATAGTTTAAATCTAGCCAACAACATGGAGTAACACTTCCGTCAGCCCCTATATATATTTGTTTATATTTTTGTGCTTTGCAAGTAATTTCTGAATGTGTTTCTATTTGTGTAACTTTTAATTTATTTGAAATTTCTTTACTTTTACTTGTAGGATAAAGAATATCTATTGTTTTGCCAGCATCATCTAAAACATTAAATTTGTTATCTATGAATCTACTTGTGTGTTTTATTAAAAATTTATCGAAACCTAAATCTTTGCTTAGTTGTCTGCAACTTTCAATTTGATGTTCATTATGTTTAAACACCAACATATGCCATTCTGCTATACCGCCTGCATTAATAAATGCACTAGCATTCTCTATTATTTTGTCAAAATTAGTATTAATTCTGTATAGTGAATGAGTATCTTGTAATCCATCTATACCAAACACTACACGGTCTACTGTTTTGCCTAACTTCATCCACCAATCTATGTCTCTAGCAGACCCGTTGGTATGCATAGACAAATGTATATTAGGATTAGTTTCTGACAAATATTCAAAAACTTCTAAACAGTCTTTAGCAATAATAGGATCTCCATAATTGCCACACATGAATAAACTGTCTAACTGTTTAATAAACCCTACAGGAAACCATAACTTAAATGTATCTAGGTCAATTTCATTTAATTCTAAAAAAGGATTCAACATGCCACCATTGATCCGTCTCGGGCACATTGGGCATTTAGCTTGACATTTGCTAGTAATTTCTAAGTGTATATCTCTTATTTCTTCAAACTTATACATTTTGGTATTTTACTATCTGCACTGCTTACACAACTATTTGTCATACATTTATTTGGACTTTTGTGAAGTTGAAATCCATCTTGAATTGTTCCTAAAATTTCATCATGACAACTGTAACCTCGTTTTACATCAGAACCACGTATGATAATACTTTGATATCCAGAATTACAATTCCAACCTTTAAATTTGTTAAACCCAAATGCATTAAATCTTTCTGCTTGGTCAATATAATGTGTTCTATTATCTACATCAATTAATCTTATTTGATATAGTTCTTCGTTGTTTACTTTTTGTGGGAACCCAGTACGCATTAAGTTAATCATTTCTTCGGTGTACCCATTAACTATTTCAGTAGCAGTTTCATTGCTCTGCGGCTTTAATGTAACATTGATTCCTCTATTTGAAAATCTACTACATCTTTCGTACAATTCAAAAAATAGTTCTGGAACCATCACTTGATTTATAGTGACAAAAACATTTTCTCCCATAAGGAACAAACATTTTTCTGCAAATTCATCTTCATTAGCAAACTCACTATGATAACTCGCAGTAATGCTTTTTCGCTGCAACAACTCTGTACTCATTGACCAACGTTGCCACCAATTCTTACTTGGACTGAGATTGGTAGTCATATGTATGCTTTGGTAAGGAGTTATGCCATCCTCTAAGAATCTAAGTAATTCTAAAATATTTTTGTATGCAGTAGGTTCACCACCACTAAACGACCAATGAAATTTATTAAAACCATTCTGTCTTGCTTGTTCTTTGATACTAGTTATAGTCTTTTGATATCTATCTAATGGTTGGTGGTCTAACTTATCGCTGCGAGCATAGGGCCAACAATAACTGCATTTGTAATTGCAAAATCTACCCAATATCCAGCTAACTGAAAAAAGAGAATTGTCAAGCATAGTTTGTTGTCCAAACTTAACAATTCTCTCAAATGGTATTTCTGTCATTCTTTGTGTGTATAATTACTTAGGCCTACGACTGATTCATAATGATCTGTAATACTTGTTCTTATGTCAAATGGTTTTGAATTTGCATGTAGTGTTAAGAATCTAGGCATTAATTTAATACCTTCGTGCTCAAATACTTTATTCGCTGCTATATTTTTACTATGCCAAGCTCGTATTTTAGCCTGCTCATAAAATGGCACATTAAACTCTAAATTAAACTCATCTAGTAGTATCGCATCAGATGGTACAGCCCAAAAATAATCAGTAGAACACAATTTGGCAGCTTCAACATAAGAATTATATCCAATGTTTTCTACTTGTAGTAATTTTGCTTTTGGATATCGGTTAATTAGAATATTATAATTTTTCTGTGCAATATCTGAATTGTCGCTTAAAAACACAATATCAAAATCGCCGGGATATTTATATCTTATAAAACGCTCTTGACTTCTTTTGCTTACTTTAACATTGTCTAAATAATTGGCACTTTCGTATGCGTTATAAACGTCTACAATGCTATGGTCGGCTGTTTGGTTTTTTATAGCATTTCCTAAACGATTGCATTCTGCTAAAAGGGCTTTTTCATTGTCATTGAACACTTCATATAACCCTTCAAATAAATTATTTAAATGTTCAAAATCTCTTAAGTTAGCCAAATGAAATTCTTGTTTTGTAAGTGCAATATAAGCTGCTTGTCTAGCACCATATATAGCCCAAATCCCATTCTCAACATTTGCACCTAAATGCATCCATCTCCATAGTCTTTCATAGTTGCGCCAATTTATGTCTTTAACTGACTGTACGATTTTTCCTTTGTCTAAGCAAAGTTTCATACCTTCACGAAACCCGCTTCTCCACGCTTGTCTAGGGCTACTATTAATATATACTTTTGAAATGTATCTATTAAGTTCCAAATAAGCAGGTAAGTCAAAATCTACACTATCTTGGTTTAAACTATTTTCGTGGGTCTGCATATTACGTAATAGTTCGATAGGCCAAACTTTAACTCCACCGTTCCCGTACATGTTTCCATTAACTACATTGTAGCCTGAAAAACTTATGACAACTTGGAAAAAATCAACGTTGTCAATAAAATCTATTGTTTGACTTAAAAAATCATCTGTGATATAGTTATCTCCGTCAACTACGATAACATGTGTTTCGTCAGTGAACAATTTGGCTATTTCTTTGTGGGCAGTATCAGATCCAGTTACACCATCTACTCTAAGAGCATTTGGGACTATTTGTAATAATCTTTCGTAATTGTGTTCTGCATTTTCCTCGTGGTAGCTTAAAAATACAACAGGGTAGTTTTTAGTAGTAAATATCATATAGATATTTATAAACTAGTTATTAGTCTGACAATAAAATATTTGGGTAAATTTGTTATTGACTAAATAAACTAGGTGATGTATTATTATATACATTGAAAAAACGCAAAAAAGTACGCTTATTTGCGATATATTTTAAACAGGGATAAATAACTTTACTATGATGAACTTTACTTGTAATACGCTCAAACATTTGGGACTATGGTCTGTATTAGCCATAGAGTCATTTGCGCCAGCATATCCTACAAGTATCCGTGGCACAAGCAATGATCAAAGAGAGAGCCCGGGGTCACTATAGACAGTCATCATAATAAGTTTATACGAACCCTGGGCAAAGTAAAATTCCCAGGGTTTTTTGTTTGTAACGAAAAAACAACATATGATTGACAAAAATTTAGATAAGGATATAGAATTTGATTCTAATGATAAAACAGAATGGTATAAACAACATGTTTTATCAAATGAACAACTTGCAAAGTTATTAGAAAAGAAATATAACCGAGCAATGAGTTATCGAACTGACAATAATTTGTTAGGACAATAACAAAGTGTATTGAGAAACGAGGTCTCTGTAAACACTATAAAAATTACTAAACGGGCGGACAGTATACATGAAAGCGATGGCGGTAACATAGCAAGTAAGACTACTGGTCAGGACGACGATCCTGACATAATGCGAGGTAACTCGCATTATTCTAAAGCATACTGTGTGATATAGGGTACAGTCGGGGTGCCAAATGGGATCCTTTTAGACGGACGGTTCAACTCCGTAAATAGTGTGCTTTAGAATAATTAGTGTGTGACAAACAGAAACAAACCCTCTGACGGTAGTTACCACACACTTGTTATTGAACAAAATAATGATTTTCATTAGACAGTGTTGCGTATGTTCTGTATTTATATGACCATTTTCCTGTGTTAAACTAAGTTAAATACATGTGCATTACATGTATAATTTTGTGAAGGAGAATAACATGTGGACAACACCAAGTGCAACTGACATGCGTTTCGGTTTTGAAATCACCATGTACATTGCAAATCGCTAATTTGTGATTTCAATTTATGTGTTTTTTGAAGGGGTAGCAACGCTACCTTTTCTTACCTAACAATTGGGGATTCGTCAAGTGGTAAGACACTGGATTTTGATTCCAGCATTCGGGGGTTCGAATCCCTCATCCCCTACCATTAATGCCGCCTTAGCTCAGTTGGACTAGAGTACAACGCTACGAACGTTGGGGTCGGGAGTTCGAATCTCTCAGGCGGTACCATTAATTATACTATGATGAATATTTCTGATACATATTTTTATGAATATTCATTATGCCCTACAAACTTGTGATAACATGGTTAGAGATTCTTCACTTACTAGATATTGTGAGTGCAGTAAAGCAGAGATAACCAAAAAGTGTGTCACTAGTTTTTTAAATTCTGCAAAAGTATTATCCGAAAACGTTCCTAACATTTATCAGACCATAGCTATTTTTGATGATAATAGTAGTGATGAAACTGTAAATTACTTAAAGGAATGTATAAGTTATTACAGTTCAGATAAAATTAAAATAGAATTTTATAGGTTGAACGGTGTTGGATTATTCGGTTCCGTTCGTGCTTGTTATAATTGGTTAGAAACTAATGGTAAAGATTTAGTTTATCAAGTGCAAGACGATTACTTGTTTGAACCCTATGCATTATATGAAATGTCGCATATTGTTTCACAAATTAAAAATGAAACAGATCAAGCAGTTTTAGCTTTTCCCTTTGTGCATCCGTTGTACTATTTTGATATTTACAAATATCAAAGTTTAGAAAGAGTAATAGTACCGGGTATAAAACAATACTGGATACAGCATTTTGAGATTGGTTGTACATTTATGACGACCAAAGAAGAATTTAGTAAACATTGGGACATATATGAAGATTTTTTTAATGGTGATCTTCAGGATGATCAATTAGAAATTAAATCATTTAATAGAATATTTAAAGAACGAAAAACTCCATTCATGCAACCATTCACTAGTGTTGCATTACATATGCAATCGCCAGCAGATAAAGACCCATATATTGATTGGCAAGCAAGATGGAATAATGTACCGGTTTTAGGATCCATGCAGCAAAGTTAAAAAATCAATCTTGTAAATTGAAAAAAGCGGATCCTGTTTTATTTGCTCCTATAGTATAAAGGCATTACACTACATTGGTAATGTAGAAAAACTGGATCGTTACCAGTTGGGAGCACCAAATATATTGCCTTCGTAGCTCAGTGGTAGAGCATCGTCTTGATAAGGCGAGGGTCGTTGGATCGTTCCCAACCGAAGGTACCATGGTAGAGTAGCATAGTGGCTAATGCACCACCTTCATACGGTGTTTATCGTCAGTTCGAGTCTGACCTCTACTACCAGTTTTAGGATGCTTACAGCAAATTACTACACTTTCGTCATGTGAAAAGAATGCATCCTGTTTAATTATACCGGATCTGTGATTACTAATGTGTTACCTCGACGCATAAAGTTGTCGTCATGCAGATCAAGGTCGCCTCTGTGAGTAGGCAGATTGTTAAGAAAGTCAACGACTTGGAATAGTTGCGGATACTTTTGTTGTAAGAATGCTTCATTTTTATGCCAAAACACATCGTTCCAATTTACATTATTATTTCTTTTGGACTGTTGTATTTCTGGGGCAACGTATTGATTGTAAAAACTCCAATCTTTAATTGGTTCTAAAAGTTCCATTCTTACAGCATAGGCACTGGGACTAATTCTTCTAATTTTGCCCATAAACTTTGGAACAAATGGATTATCTTGATGCCGCATTGCATAGTTAGCAAAATTAATCCAATCCTTATTACTGCTTTCAAATACTTTAAGAACGTAGTTGAATTTAGGATTCTTAAAAACTAACGAAGAATACCCATAGCCTGCTAATGTCCAACCATAGGATTTTAGTTGATTAGTTAAGTTATCTGCTTGAGCAGCAGTATACCCGGTTTCGTCAGGGTCTAATTTTGCGGTACCAAATTCTTGGGCTGCTTGATATGCAGGATGTTTTTTGATACCTACTAATTCGTTAATCTTCATATTAGTATTTATCGCTGATATCCGGCATGGCGGTACGATTGTGGTTGAGTGTAGAGATTAAATAATGGTGTCTTTAGTGTAGTGGCCTGCACACTAGTCTGTGAAACTGGAAGTACGAGATCGATACTCGTAAGACACCCCAAAAGGAGATAGCTTTGACTATAGAAAATTGGTTTTCAGTTCCAGTATTGTATCATGATTTTACTGATGTAGAATTAAAATTGATACAAAAAGAGATTAAAGATGCAATGCCACAAATTAATAATATGGATTTAACTAATCCATGGGGCGATACAGTAGAAACAAGTTTTAAGTACAACAAAGAATGTAATATAATTAAAGAATACAATCTTGAATACTTGAATCAAGCAATACTGAATCAGGCAGATATGTTTTGTGAATCGTTTAAGTTATCTTATGAATTAAGAATCAAAGAGTCATGGATTAATATATCTAAAGTAGGTGGTTTTCAGTTTGCACATAAACACTTGCCTTATTTGTTATCAGGTGTTTATTATTATAATGCAACTGAAGATGATGGATCATTGCAATTTTTGAGTCCTAATCCATGGCATGACGAACGAACATATCCTTTTGGATTTAACAAAATAACATACAAGCCAGTAACTGGTAGAATAATAATTTTTCCAAGTTACTTAGAGCATTTAGTAAATGTAAACAATAATGATAGTAAGCGAATATCATTTTCGTTTAATATAGAATCCTTCGGTAGCTCACGGTAGAGCAGGATGCCTTATAAGCATTTGTCCAGATAAGACCCAGGATGAGGTTCGATTCCTCACCGAAGGACCAAGCACCTTTAGCTGATGTGGTCATAGCAACGGTCTGAAGAATCGTGGAACTAGGTTCGATTCCTAGAGGGTGCACCAATTTATAGGTAATTTGTTATGTTAATTAAAAATGTACTCAGTTCTGAAAAGGCAAATGAATTAGAAAATGTCATTATGGGCAGTGACTTCCCATGGTATTGGAACGAGTCTACTTTGGTTAACTATGATAATACTTTTAAAGATTTAAGAAATTATCAATTTACCCATAATTTTTATGTAAATGGGAAAATAAATTCTAACTATTGCTATCTTATTGATCCTATAATTGAATCGATAGAAAAAAATACAGATGTTAAAATAAAAAGAATTTTTAGGGCAAAAGCAAATTTACTGACACAGGTGAATTTGACCGAAGAGGAAATTGAAGCAGAAACACATACAGATATTCTTATTGACAAATATTATAGTTTTGTGTATTATGTATGCGATTCTGATGGTGAAACAGTTTTATATGATGACGATGTTATCGAAAAAGCAACACCTGAAAAAAATACAGGTATCTTTTTCAAGTCAAGTATAAATCATAGGGGAACAAACCCTAGTGTTAATAAACGCAGGGTTGTTATAAATTTAGTTTTAGAAACTTATTGAGTCCTTAGTCTAATGGATAAGATACTGCATTCCGATTGCAATGATGCAGGTTCGATTCCTGCAGGACTCACATGTTAAATAGATATGACAAAATAACATAAAGGGAGGTGTAAATGTCAGTTCTAGCATTGGATATCGGCGGAGTCCCAAGACAGTGGATTTCATATGATGACGCAATTACCTATCACGCTAAAAATGCTGTAGCATGGAGTATGGGTGAAGTTGTGGCTCGTTATCGTGGTGGTATTCAGAATGATGGAACTATGAGTTACATTGAAACTCCTAGTATAATTGCAATTAAAGGTCATGGATTTGACCCATACAAACATGGAATGGTTGCATTGACTAACAGAACATTGTTTGGTCGTGATAGAAATGTTTGTGCATATTGCGGTGACCATCATGTTAACCATCATCATCTAAGTCGTGATCATATTGTTCCAAAAAGCAAAGGTGGTACTAATACTTGGATGAATGTAGTCACTGCATGTAAACCATGTAACAGTCGCAAAAGTGATAAAACACTAAAGGAAGCACGTATGGAATTACTATATGCACCTTATGTGCCTAATCACTATGAAAACATGATTCTACAACACCGCAATATACTTGCGGATCAAATGGAGTACTTATTAACAGGTGTTCCAAAGCATAGTAGAATACTGTTGTCATAGGAGCAACTTGTTAACAAAAAGATAGTTCACAGTGAGGCTTGACAAATATTCCTCACTGTGATATTATCTGTATAAATAGAAGTTCACGCTGGTTTAGCTCAGTAGGTAGAGCAACTGCCTTGTAAGCAGTAGGTCGTCAGTTCGAATCCGACAACCAGCACCATTTACTATTAATTATAAATGCATGTAACATATTTGGGTTGTTATGGAAATGTATATCTAAGACAACATATTTTAAATTCAGGTGAATCTGTTCAAGGTCATAAGCATTATTACGATCATGTAACATTGATTACTCAAGGTAAAATTGTTGTTGAAATTGAAGGTTACGATCCTAAAGAATTTACTGCCCCAAACTTTGTTGTAATAAACAAAGATATTAAACATACTATAACTGCACTAGAAGATAATACAATGTATTTTTGTATTTTTGCATTAAGAGACAAAGATGGTGTTGTTATAGAAGATATGTATGAAGCAATGCATGATCCTAGGTCATATGGCGCGGATCATGGTAATTTAATAGATCCAGATACAATTTAATTGACCGGTAGCTCAGAGGTAGTAGCAGTTGACTGTTAATCAATTGGTCGTAGGTTCGATCCCTACCCGGTCAGCCAGTTTTCTTTATGTGTTTTATAGGAGTTGTAATGTTAATTACTGAAAGTCAAGGCTTTAAACTGTTTTGTGAAACACGTAAAATAGATACGCCAGCAGATACTTATCATGTTCGTATTTTTACGAAGTATCTTTTTTCAAAAGATCCTGAGTCAGAGCAAACCAAAATGGAATTGTTTTTAACTAGTAATGAACTAGAAAAACTCAGTGAAATGCTAAAACCCTAATTATCTGGCGTTCGTTCAATGGACAGGACATCGGTCTTCTAAACCGAGAATAGAGGTTCGACTCCTCTACGCCGGACCAAAATATTTTAAAAAATAGTTGACATTAAATCCAAGACGAGATATAATGTCTTTATCGTAGTAAAATATCTTTAACAATTTAACTTTCAAAGTACCGTGGGACGGCTGGTGTGGTCAGCTGCCTTTCAAGCAGCGCAGATGGGATCAAAACCCATACGGTACTCCATATTGAAACACATTTCTGTCATTGCCGTGCCAGCTTCACGGTGAGTACAAGAGTCGGAACTAGCTACCCGACAGGTTGTATAAAGTTACAAGTGGGTTAATGACAGCCCCTTGGAAGTGTGTTTCAATATGATTAAACAGTTATGTCCACTCAACGAGAGATTCGTAGAGACAAGATCGCATCTTGTTTTTGGAGTGCGGTGAGATACCGACGGTGGACGCCATATTGAAGCACATTCGGCTGGTCGTAAAATCGTCGTTGGACTTTAAGACTGAGTGTGTTTCAATATAGTTTATATTAGTTTTGTAGCTTGTAAGCACAGAGGCAGGCGCAGGCGTTATGTAACCGAAACAATAAACAGTAATCACGTGTAAAGCTGTTGAGTTAGGCATATAGTGCAGGCTACAAAACTAATATGGCTCAGTAGCATAGTTGGTCTAATGTACTTGCCTGTCACGCAAGAGATCACGGGTTCGAATCCCGTCTGGGTCGCCAAATTATTCCGGTGTAGTATAATGGCAGTGCTGCGGTCTCCAAAACCGCAAGTGGCAGTTCGATTCTGTCCACCGGAGCCATTTTTTTTGTGAGGGTATTATGAATCTGAAAATTAAAGCGGCATTAATTGTAGCAGGTGTACTAGGTGTAGGTATGTTTGTAAGTTTTGTATCAAGCTTTTTGCCTTGGTATGTTCTACCAGCTTTACTTATATCTTTTTTGGTATATATAATGTACGATTTAGTATTGACAAAATTAAATTATGATGCTAAGATTGAAGAAAT